ATTTGTTGTATTGATACTCGTTAACTACTCCATCAGCAGAAGTACATGCTCCACTTTTTAAAATACTGTGTCCTACTGTTATACATATTTTCATTATTTACTACCTCCTTTAACATTTAATTCATCTGTCATAGTATCTAATAAACTACCTATTTTCTCTTTTAATCGTTTAGGAACTGGTAATCCACATAAGTACATATTTTTTAATATACTTACACTTTCATATAGAATAAATAAAATAGAGAAAAATTCAGATATTCCAAGATGATTTAATCGCAAAAAATCAACCCAATCTTGTGGCAACATAAATAAAAAGTTAAACTTTGTAAGAATGTCAACTACTGCTAGAAAAAATATACATGCTATCATTGCTACTTTTCTTATTCCTCCATTTATTCCAAAAGAGCTATTAAACTGATGTGTTTTTATTGCTCTTAAGCAACCTAACAGTGTATCAAATGCTATTGCTAATATTACTAATTTTATAAATATATTTGTTGCTAAAAAAACTATTGTTACGTTCATATTTCCTCCTTATTCTGCATTAAAATAAGACTTAGAAATTATCTAAGTCTATTTAAAAGAACTACGCTATATAGTCCTCTCTTACAATTTCTTTATATTCACTTGCTGTTATCTTATTCTTTGTAACCGCTGTTTTAACTTGCTCTTTAGTCCAATTACCATTATTATAGAAATCTGTTATTATCTTATACCAATTCATACTATATCACCCCATTACTCATTAATTGAAATGTTAAATCTGCTATTGTTTGTTCTGTAGAATTTACTTTATCTTCTATGCTACTTTTAATATCTGTATATCTATAGAAAACCTCTTTAGTATCTATATTTATAAATAACTTTGCTTCTTTATTTTCTACATATTGTTGTACTGGCAATTTCTCAATTAAAATTCCATTTTTTAACTCTTCTTCTGATAGTAAAGTTGGTTTATAGTGTATCATCCCAATATATTTTATATTTTGTTCATCTGTCTCCATAAAATTTCCTAAATAAATCATAATTCCTCTCCTTTTTCATCTGAATAAACCTTTTTTGATAATATATTTCTGTGAATGCCACCACCAATAAAAAAAATTATATTGTTTATTATAAACATACCTTTTTGAGGATTTGTGTTAATGAGCGTTCGGTAGCTATTAACTTCTTTAAGAGTATTTAAATTTATTTTTATAAATGGGCTACTAGAAAGTGAATTAAATGTATATATATATCCATTATATATTTCAAAATTTTCATATCTATCTGACCCACCATAAGTAATCAAATTTAGATTTGCATCATATTTTGCTAATCCACTTTTTTTACCACTCTCAACTTCTATGCTTCTGCCACTATCAGATACAAAAACAAAATCATTTAAAAACTTAATGTTTTTTTCATATAAATATCCTCCAATTCTAAAACTTTTCGCAACACTAAAATCAAAATTTATTTTAGTTAGGTAACATTCTGTAAGACCACTTGAATTTGAGTGTTCTGTTGTAGCATAAATACCATTATTATTACATACAAATTTGCCTCTTTCAAAGTCATAAATTCTATCAGAGGACATATCTTTAGTTAGCATTATATACATATCCGATATTCTTATTTTGTGAAGTATTGAAGAAGTCTCATCTCCATATATTCCATAAATAAATTCCCCATAAGTACATAGCTTATAATAAGAACCTTCTATTGACTGTGCTTCATTTCCTGTTAACTTATTTATTTTATATAATTTAGTATTGTCAGATATAAATAAATACTCTTGAGTAACACAGATACATGAGAAGTTAGCATTGGCTAAAGTAATATCAAAAATTACAGATTCATCAATTGCATTAATTTTAATTAAATGTGTACCTTTAATTGCATAAAAATAGGGTTCTTCATATTCTAATGCTTTTAAACTCCCACTATATTTTTCAATATATTTTATAGCACCATTTGTAACCAAATATGAAGAATAACTATTTGCAAGTATTGTTTCTCTTAAATCTAATCTCCCCTCTTTTATATCAATTTTATTCTTTATTTCTTCCCATGTATCGCTTGTAGTAACCTCTGCTCCCTTGGAGTTTAATGCTGTTACTACATTATTTTTAGCATTAACTCCATTTTGAAAAACCTCTTTTAATGCTCCTTCTACATTATCACTTGTAAAGTTATTCTCTGTATCTTCTATAGTTACATTCTTTGCTTCTAATACAAGATTTCTAACTTTATTAACTAACTCTTTAAAAGTCATTTAGTCACCTTCTTTCAATAAAAAAAAGAACCTACTACGCTGTTGGTTCTATTCCTTCTACTACTCCACTATTTTTTATAATATAATCCTCTACTGCTTTTCTGTATTCTGTGTTAGTTACATCATCAAGTTGAAACTCTCTATTTTTCAAAGGGTTTAACCCTCCATTTAATATTCTTTCTGCTAATATTCTTACCACAACATTATTTATATTCATTATAACAATCCTCCTTGTAATTCATTAGTCATAATTAATAATTCATTTTCTAATTCTTCATAACTAAGTTTTTCATCTTGTATTGGACTACTTGATAACACTAAATAATTTTCATTTAAAGTTTCATATATTTCTATAACATATAAATTAGAGTTTTCACTAATTATTTTTTCTTTTTCATCTAAAGAATTATAATATACTTGTTTTTTCATAATTTATTCCTACCTTAATATTGTTAATTTTTCTATTTCTGCACGAGCTGCATATGAACCATCTAAATTTCCTGCTCCTACAGATGTTAATAATATTTGTACTTTTATATCCATGCCATTCTCAACAATAATATCTTTTGTAAATCTTACAAAAGAAGAAGATGCACTAGGAGTATCGTCAGTAACATAAAAGTATTCTTTTCGGTTTCCACATAGTATCTCTATTTTTGCTGTTGCATAATCAGCACGCATTTTAGACGCTTTAAGTTCGCCTGTGAATCTTAATGTGCCTTTTATACTAGATACTTCATTGTAAACGATGCTAGGAGTGTTTAAAGTTGTAGCTTGAATTCTATTTTTTAAAGAAAAAATTTCTATTGATTGAAAAATCCAGTTAACTTTTTCAATCAAATTAGTAAATGTTTCAGATGATGTTGCTGAAACATTTTTAGAATTAATCGTCTCCACTAATACATTTTTTAATGTTTCTATTTTTGTTTTAGTTGTACCAAATTTATCTGTTCCAATAAAAGGACTACCCAATGCACTAGATATATTATTTTTACCAGTTTGAAAATCAGTTTGTACATTTTCTAATGCTGCCATAAGTTCCCCTAAACTAGCATTTTCAGTTAATTTTTCTGTCATATTTTCACCTCGCTTATATCATATCTATTAAATTATTCACTATAGTTATTCCTTTAGTTCTTTGACCACTTATTTCTACCATTATTTCCTCTAATACTCCATCTAACTTATCACTTGTAAATCTATCATTAGCATCTGTAATACTTATACTGGTATCTATAAGCTGTATACTGCTAATAGAATCCTCTATTTTCTTAGATGAATAAGTAGTCATTTCAGACACTCTGTTATCATCTACAGTTGCATTAATAAAATGAGTTTCTGCATTTCCATTTATCACATAAACGTTTAATTCTGACCTTGTTTCACTTCTAATCTCAATAGAATTATCATCTATAATTTTAAAGTTTGTAACTACATTTTCTTTTGTAGTAGCATCTATAATATTTACAACTATTCTCTGTGTTAACAAACTATGTGTTACAGTTGCTTTGAATCCATTTTCTGCATCCTCAACCCAATCATCAATTGTTATTATTTGAGTAGATGCCACATTTGAACCACCTGCGATTAATTGGTCAATTTTAATATTTTGTTTCTCATTTTCTGTGTCAATTCTAGTATTTAACTCTGTTTTAGTTGTATCAATTTTAGTATTAACAGTACCTATTTTAGTTTCTAAGTCTTGTATATCTTTGAGTGTTGCAAAGATTATTGTTGGGTCAATTTTAAGTTCTATATTATTTA